TGCTTCAATAAGACATTGACCAAATGCGTTAGCATGTGCTTGAGGATCTTCATTAAACTGATACATGTAGGTCCAGTTAGCAGCTGTCTCAGGAAGAGCACCTAAATTACTATGAACACACATAGTTCCTGCAGACATAGCTTCCATCATAGCTATGCAAGAGGTCTCTTGCCATATTGAAGGATATGCAAATATATGAGCAGATTTAAGAGCTTCTCTTACTTCTGAATTAGGCTTAAACCCATGATATGTCATCTTAGGATGTTCTTCTACAGCATCAAATAACGGCTGGTAAGGCTTATTCCTTTCTGCCCATTCAGGACCATAGATATCAAAGGAGCTGTATACATGTAAGTGAATATTATCATACATCTTAGATATTTGCTCAAAGACAGGAACTAAGATTTCTAATCCTCTATGAGGAGTAGTATGATAGATTAAATTTATACCATCTTGAGGATCAGGCTTTTCATGTGCTTCGATAGGTTCAATAGCATTTTTAAGAACTACAGACTTACCATATGGTACTCCTAAGAAATTAGCATACTGTTGCATTTGCCATTGAGATACACATACAATCTTATCAAACTTGTCTTGATTCTCTGGTTCTTTTAAATGAGCTGATTCTGGATCTAATGGTAGGTCATGAAGCCATAATATCTTTTTCTTATCTTCGTCTAATTCTCTTACTCTAGAACAGATAATTTGAAATTGCTCTAATAGCTCTTTAGGAAGCCTCTCATGCAATCCATATTTCATCTGCTCTGTGCCTCCTTGAGCATCTTTATCAACTTCGTTAGTTTCTATAGCAGCACCATCAAGCCCTACTATTTTTTTCTCTTTTGAAAGAGGAGCTCCATCTGAGCCTACAATTTTTAAATCCATAATTAATTCTCCAGTTTAGCTACTAAGCTATCATATCCACCTATATTTTCACCATCAAACTTAATTTGAGGGAATGTTCTTGCTCCAGGAAATTGTTCAAAGAGCTCTTCTCTAGTAAAATCTGTATCTAGTTGTTTATATGTGAACTCTAAATCTTCTCTTTCACATAGTTGTTTTGCTTTATCACAAAAGGGGCAATTAGTTTTTCCATATATCTCAATCATTTTTTCTCCATAGTTTTTCAATCTTTTCTCTTTTATTATCTGTATCTTTTAAGAAAATAAATTCTTTAAAGTTTTTACGAGCATAATTAATAGTGCCTCTATGCCTATTTACTGATGATATCTTCCCATCAAATATTATACTATTAAAATTATTCATTATTGATTCTGCTAATATATTTAAAGTTAAAATATGTACAACAACAACATCATAATTAGCATAAATGTTTTCTTTAAAGCTGTCTTCTAATTCATATCCAGGTCCGTCTGAAATAAGCTGATCATATAAAGGAAAATCATAATTATGTAACAAATTGTATGCTTTTTTATAATCTTGAATAGCAATAGACTTCTTACTTTCTTTGCTTAATAAATTAACTATCGGAATTATATCTGAATTTTCGTTGGTGCTAATAATAATTTTATTCATTTATTTCTTTCAATATCTTTTGTAAGTTATCTGATTGACCAATTCTTACATTGATAATACCATTATAATAATCATCTGAAGCCAATACATTTCTATCAAACTGCTCCTTAGCTTCTAAGTAACCAGCGCTTCCTTTACTAGGACAGAAATATAATATCTCTCTTGTAAATTTATCTTCCCCTAGATCCATTACATCGTTTTTAAGATGATCAGATGAACCCCAATAAGTTCTCCAATCACTTTCTTTAAACGATTTTCTCTTTCTCTTCTTGCCTTTAAGAGGTGGTCTAGTTACTTTAAACTTAGCTAGTTTTTTACCAACATACTTTCTATTGTTAGTAGTATTGGTAATTATATAAACAAAAGCTTCACAATCATCTGGTAGCTCATCTACTACTTTACCTTTATAGGTCCAGATGCTCATCTTCATAATCTTGTTCGTCTCTATACTCAAGCTGTTCACCACAGCTAGGACAGAATTTCACTTTAAAAATTTTATCTTCATGATTAACTTCACCTTCGAAGTCACATTCCATGCATAAAACTCTTGTGATCATTGCATTGTCTCCTCGATAAATTTACCTATAGTTTGAATATCATCATCAGAAAGCATTCCAGCTTGAGCCCACATTGTTGAGCTCATGTTTCCTACTGTTTCTCTGTTCTTGTAGGCGTATAATCTTTGAGATACATATTCACTATCTCTTCCGGCCAGCGCAGGGAAGGCTCCCATCCCTTGGCCTTGTTGTCCATGGCACGCAGCGCATCCCGCCCAAAGTCCTCTAATGGAACTATATGGATCTGATGCGGCCTCTGCTTTTTTTGCTTGAAGGATTTCAACCACTGTACCATTAACTTTAACATATTCTTCATAACATTCTCCATAACATGATCCAGTACTACTATACCCTGAGTACTCTAAGTCTGGATATATCTTAAAACCAAAGAACAATGCTATTGCCATTGTTCCAAATAAAGCCATTCCTAATTCTTTCATTTATAAACTTAATCCCTTAAACGTATCCTTATCAACGTCTTTTTTAACTCCTCCAACAATATAGGAAGATATTTCTGTTTCTTGAGGAGCAACTTGAACATCACCTCCGCTAATCCATTTCTGAGTCCATGGAAGAGGGTTACTCCCACCTTTAAAATTATGTTTTACTCCAATAGCAGAACATCTTTTAGCTGCTATCCATTCAACATAATCTTTTAGCACATTAGCATTTAAACCAATCATTGAACCGTCTTTAAATAAATATTCAGCCCATTTCTTTTCCTGGTCTACTACTTCTTTAAATATTTCTAATACTTCTTCTTCTGACTGTTTAGCTATTCTAGCCATCTGCGGATCGTCTTTAACAATTAACTTAAGTATAGATGTCGTTGACCCTAAGTGTAGATTTTCATCTCTTGCAATAAACTTAATAATCTTAGCATTACCTTCCATCTTCTTTAACTCAGCAAATGCCCAGCTACAAGCAAATGAAACATAGAATCTAACTCCTTCTAAAGCATTAACAGCATTTAAGCATAACCATAGAGCTTTCTTGTGCTGTAAAGTCCCGTAACTTCTGGGATCATCATTGTATCTTATTAGATTATCATAGTAACGTGAAATACTATCAGAACAGTCTGTGATCTCTTTTATATTAAGCATGTTATCAAATACAATAGAAGGATCAGAGTAAATATTCCTAATGATGTGAGTATAAGATCTACTATGAATAGTTTCAGAAAAGGACCACGTCTCAATCCACGTCTCCAACTCTGGAAGCGAGACGATAGGTAAGAACGCCAAATTAGGAGCTCTGCCCTGTACAGAATCGAGTAGTATTTGCCTTTTAAGGTTAGAAGTAAATATATGTTGTTCGGCATCTGATAAGTCCTTAAAGTCTTTGTTATCCCGAAGTATGTCAACTTCTTCTGGTCTCCAGAAGAACCCTAATTGTTTATCTGTAAATTTATCTAACTGTGGATATTTTATATCATCATAACGAGCAATATCAACACTTCCATCGAAGAACATCGCTCTATTCTTAGAACTGCTTTTATTTATTTTAAAAACGGACATTTCTTTCCTCTTGTGTATGGGTTTTTGTTAGTTCCAAATCGTATATTTTCTTTAAATCTATTCCAATGCTGACGGCCAGCTGGCATAGGGCCCCAATTATTATTAGGTCTTACTATGTTAGAGAAGAAGATTTCATCATCTAAGTAAGCGTGCCATCCATATAGTTCAGCATTTTTTTTACCAATTGGAATTGTATAATCTTCCAAATTTACTGCTTCTGGAACAAAAGACATATTATCTATTTTAGTAAGGTCAGTTGAACCTAATTCAATAAAATTAGTACCGCTTTGATCTTCAAAATATGGCTCGTATTTTATATTAGTTTCATTAAAATTTTCAACACGCTTAATATATAGCTGATGAAATTCTTGAGTCTGATCAGGAAAGTCATCTTTTACATATAATCTATGTTCTGGAGCAGGACCGTTATAGGTTCCATTATATTTTAACCAATCAATTCTTCTTGGAGTAGTTTTATGTAATAGTTTTTGATTATGAAGATTAAGACTAATATTATAAATATATTCATCAAATACGTTATGACCAAATATTTCATGTATTATTATATCTGCTTCAGGAAATATTAAATTTCTTGCATCTCCATTAATAAATTCTACATTATCAAAGTCAGCTAACATTGTTTTAGCTACGTCTAAGTACTGCTTAATATAATCAATGCAATAAACTTTTTTAGCTCCATTTTTGAGAGCAAGATATCCCATTATCCCAGGGCCTGTTCCTAGATCAATAATTACTTTATCTTTGGCATGCTTTTTAAAATACTTTTCATACGCATGCATTTTATTATCATCTAAACAGCATCTTAATTCCCAACAAGCGAAATCATTATTTGTTCCTCTTAATCTAGGACTATTAGATTTTGCAGGCATCGCAGTCATCATCCTCAAAATCTTCTTCTACGCCTGTACCTTCTGCATAAGGGTGTGCAGGCTCTTCAAAATCATCAGTAGCACCATCATAAGTATTAAAGTAATATAATTGTTTACCTCCATACTTATAAAACATTAACATATGTTGTAGCATTAAGCTCATAGGTATCTTTTCATCTTCAAAATGAACAGGGTTATAAGATGTATTAACACTTATACCTTGATCTACATATTTCTGTAAAACGGCCATAATTTTTAAGTATCCTTCTGGTGACTTCTGGTCCCATAGCAACTCATATTTGTTCTTTAAATGGTGTATTCCAGGAACTACTTGCTTTAGTATACCATCTTTACTTTGCTTTACAGAGACTAAAGCTCTAGGGGGCTCAATACCGTTTGTAGAGCTAGATACCTGGCTAGACGTCTCAGAAGGCATAAGCGCCATAAGAGTACTATTAGATATACCAGAGAATTTTAACTGTTTTCTTAGCTCATCCCATGGCATTCTTTCTTTATGCGGTATTAGTTCATCTACATCTTTCTTGTAAGTCATGTTAGGAGTAATACCTAAATGATATTTTGTTTCCATAGAACCAGGACACATACCTTGTTCTTGAGCTAGGTCAGCAGATGCTTTAATTAAATAGTAAGACCAGGCTTCTGCCCATTCATCTACCATCTCTAAGTTAGGTTCAGAATATGTCATATTATTCTTAGCCATCCAATAAGCGAAGTTAATAATACCAACGCCTAATGGTC